GTAGTTAATTCAATATGTTCCCACAAGTCATCCCCCGGTTTAACGACCAAAGTCAGATCCCGCAGAACAACAGCCGGTTTCGCGCTGGCCTTGTGGGGATCGCCCAGAAGGGCCCGTTCAACGAGGTGACGGCGGTCCCGTCGATCTACGAGTTTGTCCGCAAGTTCGGCAATCCACTGCCTGGGAGTTACCTCGGTGACGCCGTGGCACTCATCGCCGCCAACAGTGATGGGTGCAAGGTTGTCCGGGTCGGCGCTCAGTACGAGCCCATGGTCGTGGGCAACGCCTCTGGCAACGCCGGCGAGTACGCTGTTCGCACGCCGAATGCCAACCTCTTCGTCCCTGGTGACTACGTCCGGATCCGTCAGCCCGCCATGCACACCACGACTAACGCCGTGGTCGAGTCGGTGGACGACACCTTGATCACCTTTGTGAGCGTCGGCGACCAGGCTATGGCCTTGAGCGACGACTACCACGGTGCCTCGATCGACAAGGCGAGCGTGGCCAACGCGGCCACCCCAGCCGAGGGTTTTGTCAGCGCGCCGACCTACGACGCCGACATGGACGGCACCCTCGGTACGGTCATCGGTGACAAGAACGCCTACTCATTTGTGGTCTCACTCGACCAGACACAACTTGTCCCAGGTGACACCATCAAGATCGCGCAGGCCGGCAAGATCACGACTAGTGAGGTCCGCGTGAAGTCCGTCCGCGGCGACAAGACAGTCTTCTTGGTGAACTCAAACGACACCGAGAGCGGTTACCAGGCCCTCTCGTTGCAGGACTCATACACCGCGGCGAGCGTCTCCAAGGTGCTCGACCAAGTCGGCGTGGAGGCCTGCCTCCTGATCCAGGCAGCCAGCGACGGTACCTGGGCCAACACGCAGGGATCCACCTCAGGAGTTACCGTGCGGGTCGGGCCGGGTTCTGTGGCCGGGTCAAAGCAGCTCCAAGTCTACAGCGGCTCCACACTCGTGGAGACGATTGACAGCTTGGTCATGGACCCGACAGACCCCAACTATTACACCAACCGGGTCAACGGGAAGTCTGCCTACATCAACATCCTCGGGGTTCTCGGCACAGAGCCCCCAGGCAACACGCGCATCCCGTGGAATACCGCCACCTACCCGACGACGAACGTCGTGGAGCTCAGCGGTGGTTTCGATGGCGAGGATGTCTCGGTGGCCGACTACGTCGGCGAGATCGATCCGTCCAATGACCAGCCAAGCGGCCTCAAGCTATTCGATGACCCGAATGACTCAAGCGTCGCGGTTGACTTCCTCTGCGTGCCGGACTCCAGCGACCCAGCGGTCTTCCAGGAGATCACCCGGATCGGCATGCACATCAACGCGGAGGGCATCGGCCACGCGCCAGACGGTCTTAACCTCCGCGAGGCGACTGACTGGCACAATGGCGTGGGGCTCTATGCGGACAATGGCCGGATCGACAACGCTCGCCTTGCCATCTTCTGGAATTGGTTCAAGATGGCCAACACCTTTACGGGTGAGATAAAGTGGGTCCCGCCGAGCTTGGCATACCTTGCCGCCGCGGCGAACACCGCCAATATCGCCTACCCGTGGACAGCTGTCGCGGGCGACATCTACGGTGTCGCCACCGAGGCGCTCGACATTCGCTACCGCCGGTCCAGCATGGATGCACTCAACGCGTCTTACGGCAACGGCAACTCGGTCAACGTCCTCATCCTGATGGGCAATTCCATCGAGATCTACGGCGACCGCACGATGCAGCGGACTGAGAGCAAGACCACGGCCCTGCACACCATGGTTCTGGTCAACTACATCCTGAAGGGTTTCGCCTCGATCGCCCGCCGGTACACGTTCCAGCCGATCGACCAGGTGCTCTTCTCACAGCTGTCCCTGGAGTACAACGACTTCATGGAGGCCGTCAAGCGCGAGCGCGGGGTCGAGGGCTACTCCATCCAGGTCGACTCGAAGAACAACACGCCGGCGACCATCAATGCTCGCCGGGTCATCGTCGACCTGTCCTTCATCCCGGAGGATGTGGCTGAAGTCTTCATCATCACGGCATCTGTCGAGAAAAGCGGCACGACCTTGCTCAACATCTCGTCTACGCCCACCAACTCGTCGTAACGCCACCAACCAACCATCTTATGGGACTCGTTCACTACAAAAACCAATGGGGCGCGGTCGGCTCCGGCATCGATCAACAGCGTACCGACCTATTCTACGTCCAGATCAAGTTTCCGCCGATCCTGGCCGACATGGCCGGGACCTCGCTGTGGGACCAGGAGGTAGCCTTCGCCCTGCAAGAGTTCCCTTTCCCGGAACGTACGCGTGAGGTGATGGGGATCAAGTTCCTGCAGCAGACCAACAACGTCCCCGGCGCGGACACGCAGACCGCCGCCACTGACATGACGGTCCGCTACGCCTTTAACAAGCGCACGGCAGAGCTGCTTGAGCGCTGGCATTGGGCAGTTGCGAACCCACGGACGGGCGGCGTCGGCCTTGGCAGCGCGATCAAGAGCACGGGATTCTTCTATTGGCTGATCCCGAACCTGGCAAAGTTGCAGGACGTCACGGACGTGAACGAGGCTGACGCCTTCGTCTTGGGTGCCCAATATGCCCTCGAGGGCGTCTGGATCCGCGGCCTCAAGCCAGCGAACAGCAACATGACGGAGACAAACCAGGGCGTCGTCCTGAACGTCTCTCTGCAGATCGACCGCTACTACCCGCTGTTGCCGACTAACCTGAACCCAGTCGTCTTCGCCAGCGCGCTGAACCGTGGCATCTCGGCGTTGACAGCCGGTATCACGAACCTCTAATTTTGGGCGTTTGGGTTGGCATATGTTGAAAGGGCGCCACCTTTGCGGGTGGCGCCCTTTGCTTTGTGTTCTAGGACTTACCATGGCAATCATCACAAACCTCAAGACGTTGGCGCCGGCCCGGGACCGCTTCAAGCGCGAGATCGTCCTCTTGTCCCACGGCTTCTCGATGAGGGAGCAGCTTCCTGGCGGGAAGATCACGGTCTACCCCTGGGACCAGACGATCGACGACTGGGTGATCCGCAACCTCAAGAAAATTAAGCTGGCGACGATGCCCTTCGAGATCGCCAAGAAGCTAGTCAACATCCCAGACATCAAGAGGCTTCCTGCAGGGGACGTCACCACGATCTTGCTCGTCGCTAAGGCAGCTGCCCGTGACAGCACCGTGACCTACACCTCGGTCTGCCCAGCCTGCGGGCACACCGCCCCGGTGACTATCAAGGTCCCAGAGCAACTTCTCCGGGTCGGCGAGAAGACTGACGATTACCCCGGCTGGGATGAGTTCAAGCTTCCCGCCGCCGGTGACCTCATGCGGGTCCGGCCGCTTTTGGTGCAGGACGAGCTCGCGTTGATCGACCGCGCCGACGAGCAACTCGCGCCCGTACAGGCTGGGACGATCCCACCAGTCCCAATGTCAATGCGCCTCTCTCGCGCCATCACCCACCTGATCAGCGTCAACGGTGGGGTGCCTGACACTGTCGAGGAGGCTGCCACTTACTTCAACGCGCTGCAGCCGTCTGACTTCGACTTCTTCCTCGACAGCGTCGCCAGCATCGAGCCTCACCTCGGGACTGACTTGACCCACGTCTGTGACAAGTGCAGTACCAAGTTCGTCCACAGCCTAGCCCTCGACTCCGAGTTTTTTCGTTAATGGGGTCGCCGTCAGCGAAGAGGCCAGGTGGCGCGACAGGTTCGTCCTGGCGTGGGCTAACCGGGGCATGACGATCGACCTGATGAGGACCCCAGACTACGCCTTGGCGTGGTTACTTGAGTGGACGGCTGAGGAGGCTAGCCGGGAGAAGGCAGAGTTAGACAAGCTGAGGGCGCATTCTTAAGCCTGATGCTCAGGACTCAGCCTAACGTGGATGCCATCGTGGATGCCAACGGGCTATTTGCGAGGTGTTTTTACGCCGCGATGGCGCCCAGCTCAGACTTGCGGTATGACTCTGATGGGTACCTGACGTCCACCTTTAAGTGCCTCTTCTCAGCTTTTCGTGGTGACATTGGACTTCCAGAAAGGATCTTATTCTGCTTCGACGGCAAGCCGAAGACCATCAAGCGGCGGCCGCCAAAGCCACCGGACTGGTACAGTAAGCTGGGTGAGTTCCAACGGGTCATCAAGGAGGGGTTCGGGGAGGCCGCCCATACACTACACTCAGACCACGAGTCGGATGACACCGTGGCGACCGTAGTGGCCAGGATGGCATGCCAGGGTCGCCGGGTCGTTGTCGTGTCGGGTGACAAGGACCTCCAGCAGCTGGCCCTTCCAGATGGTCAGGTATCCTACTTCTGCCTAAACAAGAAGCGCTTGCTTACGGCTGCCGAGATCTGTGACCGGTGGGGTGTCAAGCGGCCGATCCAGGTGGCGGTCGCCCTGGCCATTATCGGGGACGTCGGTGACGGCGTAAATGGGGTTGACAAGATGGCGGCCAAGGCCGTCCAGCGGATCTTCAACGGTCTCTCCGACGACGCTTCACTCGACCTGGTCGTGGAAGTTGCTGCCCGCCAGATGACCGAGTCCCAGAAGGCCCAGTTTTACGAGAGCCTGGAGCTTACCTTGCTACACCTAGACGTCCAGACAGATGCCGTGCCGGTGCCATTTGACCCGGTGCCGTCATTAAGCCTCGGTGGGCGGGCGGGGGACGAGTGGGCGCGGGGCATAGCGATGCTGGACCCGGAGGGTGCAATCGACGCGGTCCAGGACTGGACCCCCTAGTACCTGTCGTGGTCGGCCCAATACCTGTCGTGGTCGGCCCCTACATCGTCTGGATGCTGGATCGCACCATAATCCTCTTGAGGAGCTGGATCGTCATCGTAGTTGTCGGCGGTGACCCGACGACCGTGGCGTGGCGGGATGGACTTTAGGTACTCACCGACCGACTCCCCATTGCAGCTGCCGTCAGGGTCCACCTCGCACTGGCGGTGGCTGGTCCGTGAGATCGTCAACGTCATGACGGCGCACTTGGCTTCCTCGTTTCCTGGGTCGTGGGCATTGATCCAGTTCGTGAACTCAAACCCGGCACGCTCAAGCTTTGCGATGGCGGCGTCCTGTGGGCTGATCGCCCCATCTTCTAGGAGGTTTGCGACGACACGGGCGGCGGCCTCATACTGGGACGGTGAGCCCATCGGGTCGTCCTCGTAGGCCTGCTCATCCTCGTGGACCTTCTCCATGACCTCGTCATAGGTCGGGAAGCCCTTGGCCGTGAGGATCCCGTCGAGCTCCTTGAAGTCTGGGTGGGTCTCGACCGCCTTGTCCTCTTGGCCCTTCGCCGTGAATACCTCGAGCGTGACCGAGTCCCAGAAGAGGTGTATGCGGCAACGAGGAAATCCACCTCCTTGGGGTGTCATCTCGACGTTGATGTTCTCCGTCGGGTCTGGCCCCTTGTCGACCGTGCGGCTGTAGCGGATCTTGAACCCGCCGATGTCAAAGTCGTGCTTCACAGCGAGAGGATCGGCAGCGGGGCACCGTCGGCACGCGGGTAGTAGCGCGTGACGCCGAACTCAAGCTCGGTGCCGCCAGATGCATTGCCGACAAGCTGGACCTGCGGGTAGGCGGAGGCGACAAGGACTGCCTTGACCTGGCCTGGGCTGAGGGTGCCGTTGAGGTTGTCAAGGTCACCGAGCGACGCCAGGTCTAGCCAGATTCCCGCGACGAGCTGCTGAAATCGGTAGTTCATCGTGTTGGCCGTGCCGCGGTTGGCCAGCGTGACGAGGGCGGAGACGGGGCTGTTTTGGGTCATCTCGAAGATCGTGTCCTCGAGCTCTCCCACGGTTTGCGTGTCGGCCAATAGGATATTCATGGATGGTTAAGTACGGCTAAAATCGGAGTCTCCAAGTCAAGGCGGGCGCCCAATCGCTGGTCTTGTTGATGCCGGCGTTGACAATGTGGGCGAGGAGGATCCCATTGCCGCTGAACAGCCCGAACTCCGTGAGCAAGTAGCCATTGGCCTGTCCAGCGGCGATCGTGAACTCAGCTCGAGCTTCAAATGGGGACGTGTAGGAGACGGCGTCGAGGGCCTTAAGGTAGGTTGACCCGCCGTCGAATGCTACAGGTGAGGTTAGGGCGACATCGAGCACAGTGGCTGGGCTCGTCCCAGTGCCAATCCCAAAGTTCTGGCAGGCGTAGTTGGCCATCGGTGACCGGCCGCCCCAG